CAAGAGATGGTAGACCAAAAATAAATATTATGGGTGCATCACAATATGGTTCATTTAAATTTTTATTACCAGAGTTATCTCAAATAATTTTTTCACCAGGACCATTAATTATGAAATTAAGGCAAGGATTAAAAGATTATAGATCAAATGATTATTTATTACTTACTGGCGATCCTGCTATAATAGGTGTTGCATGTTCTATTGCATCAGATATTACTAATGGTAAGTACAACGTATTAAAGTGGGACAAGCAAGAAAGAAGATACTATCCAATACATATAAACTTATACGAGAAAGGAAATATAAATGAGTGAAGATCTACAAAAAATGTTTATTGAAGATGCACCACAAGATGTAGAAAATCTTACTGGTGTAAACAATTTATCTAGTTTGGTTGTTGAACTTCAAAAACTAGAGGACGAAATAAAATCTGATGAAGATAGACTTAAATTAAAAAAAGAAAAAGCAGATAAAATATCTAACATAGCTATACCTGAAATAATGGAAGCATTGAAAATGAAAACAATGAAATTAGCTGATGGATCTGCAATAGAAGTAAAAGAAATTTATAGCGCAACTATTCCTCTTAACAAAAGAGAAGGCGCATACAACTGGCTTCGAGAGCACGGCTTAGGTGATCTTATTAAAAATGAGATTACAGTTTCCTTTGGTCGTGGCGAAGACAACAAGGCGAGCGAATACGCAGACCTTGCAAAAGGGAATGGGTTCGAACCAACTCAAAAGTTGAAAG